AAACCATTGGAACCCATCTTACACGAGTTTAAATCATTTCTTACGAAATGACTCGATAGATTCGGACATCGGATCCGAAGCAAAGTGACACTATCTAAGTTAGCATCTCACGAAGCTAGTTACCGTTTTAAAAGTGGACCCATGGGACCTTCAATATTGACTTCGCATCTATGTGCTTTAGCGATATATCATGATGAGGAGCTGTTCCAAATTTTCAAGGAGTACTGTCAATTGACAACCTCTGTCGAGATCTGAAAGCAGTTTCATCATAGTATTAACTTATGTATCATAAATGTTGGTAATTTGCATTTGCTTATTACCGGGAAGATATCGTTGGTCGCAGAACCTGCTGGTAAGACGAGACTATTCGCTATCTGTAACTTTTGAGTCCAAAGTTTACTACATCCGTTACACAACCAATTAATGGCAGCATTAAGAACGTTTAAAAGCGATGGAACTTATGACCAAATCGGACAGTTTAATAGAATCCTGACGGAGACTAAAGGTGTTAAAACCTACTGTTTTGATTTAACAAAAGCGACAGATCGTTTTCCGATCAAATTACAACAAGTATTACTTGGAGTAATCGTCAATGAGCAATTTGCCAATGTATGAGTGAAACTAATCAGTTGCTTCCCTTTCAGACATAACCTAAAAGACTATGTATGGAAAGTCGGACAACCATTAGGTGCATTTTCATCTTGGGCTATGTTTGCCTTGACACATCATCTGGTAGTGCAATACTGTTATTTTAAAGCGTTCAATAGAATGCAATATTTCAGCAAGTACGCGTTATTAGGTGATGATATCGTTATTTGGGATACTAGAGTAGCATTGGAATATCAACAATTCATGTCTGATATTGGCGTCGAAATCAATCGGCAGAAATCCTTCGTTGGTTTAACCAACTCCGGTGAATTTGCAAAGAGACACTTCGTCAATGGTCAGAATATTTCTGGATTTGGGTTCTCGATGATAAAGCAAGCTAACGCTGGCATACCATCTTGAATTCGCTTCTTAGAAATACTTGAATCTGAAGATTTTCTGTCTACTGGAGACGTTTTGTTGTTACCCGGAATCAAAGAAGAGGAACTTTCCAAATCAATGATATCCGAACTGTATTGACGATGAACATTGAGAAATTGTTTTGCTCACAAGACATTACTGTCGAGCGATAACATTACTTTTTCACATTCAGACCTGGTAGAATATTACATTCTAGAAAGGATTGAACTGTTGTACCGTCAAATGAGTTCTTCGCTTAAACACAGAGATTATTTACGCCTTCAAATGAAGGTAATCAAGGTGTCTAAGTGTTGAGGTGTAGCAGTAAAACGACACTGCTTGGACATTAGCTTCATCGCTGATGAATTAGTGAGCCACCCGTTAGTACGTTACTTGAATCTGCGAAATAATATCATATGAGATAAAGTCGAACTATTCAATGAACACTTAAGATCTGGTTTGTTTTCTCAGGAGAGTATTTTGAAGTTATCTTCATATTCTCAGGAGGAATTCATTCCGTCACTAACCGTGGAAACATTTTTCGTTGAAGATATCAATGAAGTAAGACACAAATTGAAGACTAGTATACAACATAAGTCAGTTACTAAGTTGATTAAATTTAGTAGTGAGCATAATACGGAGGGGGAAAACTTCCACTAGCTTAACAGATTAATCTGTTAAGTCAGAGCTAATGCAGACGGAACAAGGTTACCCGAGTTTCGTCAACCCCAG